GCGGGATGCCGTCCGGGGTGAGGGCGAAATACTTCACCGTCACCACCTTGTGGGTCTCGTGCAGCAGCTCGCGGGCGCGCTCCTGATTGCCCTTGATGCCGGCGCCGAACTCACGGCCATCGGGCAGCTTGCAGACCACGCGCTTCGCCATGCCCGACCAGTTGCCCAGACCTTCCTCGATCCGCACAACCTCGAACTCGGCGTCCACGAACTCCTTGCGCTTCAGAAGGGTGCTGGAGCGCTTCTGCTCGTACAGCCAGTCCTGTCTCCACATCGAACCCTCGAAGCCTTCTTCCAGCCACCGGCCATGCAGGGCGTCGTATTCTTCCGCCGTCTCGACCTGCCGGGTCTCCACGAAGACCACGACATCGGTGTGATACTGCTCGAACAGATTGCCCATGTAATTGTAACGGGCGTTGAAGGGCACCTTGGCGCTGGGCATGTCATAGACGTGATACTGGACCTGGCGGGCAAGGGCCTTCTGTTCCTCGTTGGGCTCGGCCTTCTTCACCGCCGACACGATGGCGTTGAAGTTGTCCTTGAGGTCATGATTGTAAAGCTCGCCATCCAGGATCGTGTCCGGGTGCGCTGCGAAGACCGGCGCCAGGCCGGCTACAATGTGGGGCACGCCCAGGATCGGCTTGCCCTGTCGCGAGAACAGCCCGTCCCTGGTCGCGATGCAGCGGATGCCGTCCAGCTTGGGCTGCGCGAAGCCGGGCTCGAAGGTCTCGTACTTCTCGGCCAACATGGGCTTGAAGAAGTGGGCGCCGCCCTTCGCCAGCTCCGGCGTGCGGTGGTATTCGCGGGTCAGCTTCTTGTCGTACTCGGCCTCGATCTCGAAGCGCGCCTGTTCGACGACATCGCGCACGTTGGAGCGACCGACGTTGGTGGGCTCGCACTGCGTCCACTCGGCCTCCACCAGCTTGCCGCCGTCGATGCCGGCGATGGTGCGGTGCTTGCCGGCGTCCGCGTCCAGCTCCATGTACCAGACCCGCAACTTGCCCTTGCTGTCGAACTTGTAGATGCGGTCGAATGTCTCGCGTGTCACCAGTATGCTCCTTTGCCGCATCCATTGCGGTTTTCGTTGTTGATGGGTTTGCGGTAGCGCCAGACCAGCGCCAACCAAATCAGGTTGAAGATGACGACGGGGATGCCGCCATAGAAGCTCACGACCATGCCGTTCGCCGGGTAGACGACCAGGTTCGCGATGCCCCAGTAGGAGTAGAAGCCCCACGCCGCCCAATGCACGCCTTCGACGCGCTTGGCGCGATAGAGCGCGCGCACGTTGAGGAACGCGAAGAAGGCTGCGCCCATTTCATTGAGGGCGTTCCACTGGTCGGTGGTGATCTTCACGCCGCGTTCCGCTTCTGCATGTACTTGGCGAGAGCGATGGGCTTCAGCTCGGCGAAGTGGTCCACGACCAGGGGCAGGATCAGGCCGCGCTTCTTGGCTTCGTCGAGCATCGCTTCCAGGTCGCCGGCCTCGCCGGACAGACGCACGGTGTTGTCCTCGGGCTGGCCGGGCTGAACTTCATCCTTGCCGAAGCGCAGCATCTTGCACGCACGATGGATTACCTCGGAACACTCCTCGATCAGGATGGTGAGGATTTCACCCTCCTCGGGCGTGACCGGCGTGCCGGTGGAGACGAAGCGCTCGATCTTGGGTTCGGCATACGCGCAGTCCGCGCACTGCCAGGCGCGCTTCTCACCGGAGAAGATGCAGCCGCAGCCGCAAGCGTTGATATAATCGCCAGGCGCCCAGCCGCCCTTCGCGGGGCGGTCATCCTGCTTTGCGTCGAAGATACTCATGATGAGATTTTCCCGATCAGCTCGTCGGCCAGCGACGTGATCTCTTCTAGGTTGATCGTCATACCCATTTCTCCATGATGGACGGAGGAGTGCTTGGCCGCGTCGCGGATGCGGATCAGACCAGGAAGAGTGACACTCATTTCTTCGAGTGGCTTGTCGTTCAATTCCGCCGACCAGCCGTCGAGGTCCTCGAAACGTGTCGGTAGCGGCATAGTGACATGCAGCCCACCCAGACTGTCGCGAAAGCAGGCGTATGAGACTTCTAGTTCGAGATTTCCCTGCTTGCGCAGGACACCGATCCCGATGCCGTTCTTCTTGTGCCGCAGCAGAAGGGGCGTGTTATAAGGCGCGGCGCGCATGTTCTTGTGGAACAACATGCGCGGAATGTAAGTCACGCGTGACTATTTGGTCAAGTGGGATTGCGCGTTTTTCTACGCTCGATCTCGTCGCGCAGGAGAGGGCGAAGGATTTTGCCGGCCTCGTATATGGCCCACCAGCAGTTCCCTTGATCTACCGCGACACAGGCCGCATACATGCGTTGCAACTCCTCCACCGGGGCGCGCTCGATATAAGCGTTCCACAGGTGGACGATGTAACCGAAGGGCTGCAGGAGTTCCTTCTCAGCCGGCGTCATTTCTTCGCCGGCTTGAGCCAGATGCTTTCGAGTTCGACAAGGCCGTCGAGGACGGCACTGATTTCCTTCTTGGGCAGCCCGGTGCGGGCCTGTAGCAAGATGACGATGGTCTCGCGCTTGAGCCTGGACTGATCCAGGGTCTTCATGGCGTCGCCGATTTTGACGATGGCGGCTGCGATAGCATCACCATCCGGGATCGCGGGCGTCATACCGACACCCGGTATTCGTATTTCCCATCACAACGGCGTTTCTCGACCAGAAAGCCACCAAACTGCGGCTTGCGCAGGTGACGAAGCTGCGCCGACACAGACGCTTCCGGGTCGCCGGTCGCAGTAGCGATGTCAGCTAGAGTGCGCCACATGCCGTCTTTCATGAATGACGTGATCCGGTCAAGCTGCTTCATTTGCGCTGCGCCTTGCCGGGCTTGCGCTTCTTCGCCAGGTACGCGCGACGCGCAGCGCGGTTCACGCCACGGGTCTTCAGAGCCATGTTGAGGAGCTGTTCGGGGTTCTCCGGCAGCTTGGGCAATACTGGCTGGCTCATCACCATGTCGCGGTACATCGCGAGCTGGTCGGTGATATGGGCGCGCAGGGCGTCCGGGGTCTTCTGGGCGGGTGCTTCCGCGATCTTCGCGGCGTCGATGGTGTCTTGCTCGGTCATTGGTAATCCGCAACGTGCAGCGTGGGGATGCCGCGCTCACGCAAGTAGTTCGCGACCGTCTGGCGGTCCTCCAGGGCCATGAAGAAGCTGTGGCCTTCCTTTTCCATGCGGTCGAGGATCAAGCCCTTCATCACGGTGTCTTTGCGCTCGTCGTGATCTTCGCGCATTTCCAGCTCATCGCCGGGGAACCAAATCCCCTGCGCTTCCAGCCAGGCTTGCGTATCGCTGGCATAGGACTTCCAGCGCGAAGTCAGCCACAGGACCACAATGCCCTCGGCGACAAGGGCAGGGCGCATGGCCTTTAGCAGCCAGCAGATGTGGTGGATCGGCTTGTCCAGCGCCATGCCGGCGTGCCAGGCGTGGAAGTCCTGGCCGGTGACGGCCATGAAGTCGTCCCAGAGATAGGGCTGATCCAGGGCCTTGCCGCGCTCCATGGGAGCCGCGTGGAGCGGTAGCCAGCGCACGGTGACGATGGTCTGGTTGCAGTCCTCGCGCTCGACACGCTGCAAGACCTGACCCGGCGTCCCCACGGGGAAGCCGTGACGCTCAACAGCGAGCGTGACATGCTTGCCCGTATAGGCCGGCAGGTTGACGTTGCGATGCGAGGAGTCGGCAAAGGTGCCGTCGATGTCGCAAATCAGATACCGCACGGCTTGATTAGCCGGCGGCGCCTTCTGCCGGCGCAGTGCCCGGCTTATTGGTGAGCGTGGCGGGGACCAGCGCGAAGAACTTCGCGAGCTGGACGGGGATCAGCACGCCGCCGTCCTGGTTGACCAGGTTACCCTGGGCGTCCTTGCCGAAGATCGGCGCCGACTGCCAGCCCATGCAGAACACGATTGCGGTCAACTCGGCCAGCGAGGGCATCGACAGCAGATTGGGATTGAACTGGGCGATGTGGACCTGGACTTCGTTGGCCGCCTTCTTGTCGATCAGCGGCAGCTCGGCGGTCTTGGGCTCGGCCTGGGTCTGGGGCTTTGTACGGGTGGTGGTACGGGGTTTGCTCATTGTTGGGGTGGTGCTTCCTTTCCTGCGTTACTCACGCGTGAGTGTGAATACACCCCAAACAGAGGGCCGTCAAGCCCTCTTTCTCTTCCCCGACGATTGGTAGAGGTCGTGGCACATGACCACATAGTCCACCAGGTCCATGTCTTCGTTCATCGCCGCGATCTTGATCTCGCGGTGCTTGGCCTTCTCCATGCGCACGTTCAACTGAGTGATCTGCGGCTTGAGGGTGTTGTTGCGGGTCTCGGTCGGGCGCGGCGGCTCGCCCAGGGAGCGGGCGGCAGCTCGCGGCGGCGGGGCGCCAAGGGGTGCGGCTTTCACGGTGGTCATGCGGCTTCTTGTGCCTCCTTGATGATGTTGCCGATCTCCGACACGACCCCGATAGCCTGGGCGCGCAGCGACGGGGCGGTGACTTCGGATATGGATTTGCCGATGTTGTGGGCCTGGCCGTAGGAGGCCCGGCGCGGCAGCATGAACTGTGCGACCCGGTAGCCGGCAGTCTCCACATACTGGCGGGCGCTCGTCGCTTCCAAGCCGTCGAGTTCCGACACGATGCTGTTGATGACGAAGAGGATGCGGCTCGTGGGGATGCGCACCTTGGTCAGCTCGTGCGCCAACAGGATTTGGGGGTCCAGGTCGTCGCGCGTCGGCCCGGACGGGATCACGATCAGGTCCGAGACCTCAGCGATCTTGCGGGTGTCGGGGCTGGAGTAGGGCTTGCCGTCGAAGACCACCAGGTCGCAGCCGCCCACCTTCAACGCGGTCTCCGGGGTGGCACAGCCATAGACGTGAACTTCGGGCTTGTGGCCGAACTGGGCGCGGTTGGCCTGCCAGACCATGGAAGTTGTCTGGCGGTCGTCCATGTCGGCGATCCGGACTTCCCACTGGTTGGCGGCGAACTGGACCGCGATGTCGCGGGCGAGGGTGGATTTGCCGACCCCGCCCTTCTGGGAGACGCACGCGATGCGCTGCATGGCCCGTCCTGTGATTTGGCTTCGGCGGAATCCTAGACGCTAGATTCCTCGCAATGCAAGAGGATTGCAAGCTAGCTAGCAATTATCATTCCACCGTGATATAATGCCTGTTCAAAATAAGAAAAAGAGGGTCAGGAGGCCCCACAAACCATGGATGCACAGGTTGCCGATCACGGCGTATTCACCAAGACCAAGCAGCACGCGGACGGCACCCAGTCGCCCGTGGTCGTGGTCTATGACAACCCCGATCTGATTACCGGCGTTGCCGGCGTGCCGGCAACTTCCGCCGACGCTTCGGCTGCCGACCTGGCCGTCTCGGACGCGCCCGGCGCCAACCTGAAGGCTGTGCTGGAAAACCTGCACATTTCCTCGGGTGCGGCCATCGCGCTGACCTTCAAGGAAGAGACCTCGGGCGCCGTGGTCTATGGCCCGGTCTACATGGCCGCCAATTCGACCGTCACGCTGAAGCTGCCCAAGGGCAAGAAGCTGGCGACCGCCAACAAGAAGATCGTGGTTCGCGCCTCGGGCGCGGGCGCCTTCTCGGTGCTGGCCGGCTACCGCGTCGAAGCCTAATCAGCTCGCGTAACGCCTAAAGAAAACCCCGCAAGGCTCTGGCTTTGCGGGGTTTTTCATTATCTGGTTGACAGTGCCCACTGGAGGGAATGGTCGCCCAAATGGGCGCTCATCAGGTCCGCGACCGTCTTTTCCAGGTCCGCCACCGAGCCTCGGTTGTTGATCGTGCCGTGACAGGCGGTCTTGTCGAACCAATCGAACTCATAGGGGCTCGCCGGCACGTCGCGGTCCACGTCGAACACCAGCCCGCCCCGCTCCCGGTAGAAGTGCCCCTGACGCTTGCGCACGGACGGGAACACATAGAGCGGTGCCGGCGGCAGGTCGGCCATGCGCTTGATCGACTGTTCCGGGACGAAGAACTCGCCGAAGTGGTCTTCGAGAAGCTGGCCCAGATCGCCCAGGAGCTTGCGTACCTGGTAGGGCTTGCCGCACACGTCGATGAACCGGTCCTTGCCCGCTTGGTTGAAGCAGTCCGCCAGCTCCACCCCGTGGAAGAGGTGGGGTGCCGCCAGCCGCAGGATCATGCCGTCGTCGATGGTGACAGCCCCATAATACTCGTTGAGGATGCGGGCGACTTCGTTCTTGCCCGACTTGGGCCAGCCCATCAGGCAGATCATCTTCGGTGTCATGCGGATACGAGGGCGCCTCCAGCGCCGATGGTGCGGACCTTCTTGAAGCCCATCGCGGGCAGGTCGAAGTCCTCGTTTGGTTTGAGCAAATTCTCGGCGAACCCCGGGGTCTCCCGGATGATCGACATGCGCGTGGCGGCGTGGCCGGACAGGTGCTTGTTGAGTTCGTCCAGCCAGTCCACGACGAAGGCGACGTTGGGGCCTTTCTTCTTGCGGCGCAGGCCGCGCCCGATGCGCTGACGATGCTGCACCTCGGCCTTGCCACCGCCGGCCAGGATCATGTAGCCGACCGCCGGCACGTCCACGCCCACGTCCAGGATGGTCGAGCCGATCAGCACGTCGATGTCGCCCGCCGCCAGGGCCTTCAGCGCATCGTCGCGCTTGCCGTGACTGGTCGCGCCCCAGATGAAGCGCGTGCGCAGCCCGGCGGCGCGCAACAGGTTCTCCAGCTCCTTGCCGTGCTTCTGGCGGCCCACCAGCACCATGCCGGTGAGGCCGTACTCGGCGAACATGCGCGCATAGCGCACCACGTCGGCGTTGCGATTTTCATTGTCCTGCACGCCCAGCTCGTAGCAGCGCGGCCAGGCCGTGGTCTTGAACAGCTTGGCGGGCTTCTCGGTCTGGGCGACGAATTTGAAATAGGGTTCCGCCAGGACACCGCGATCAATCAGCATCTTCTCGGTGATGTCGATGCCGATCTGGCCGAAGGAGGCCATGAGGCGCATGTTGCCTTCTGCACCGTCCTTCATGAAGGGCGTGGCGGTCAGGGCCAGGCGGTAGTAGGCGTTCTTGCAGGAGCGCGTGACCAGGAAGTAGCTGTCACCGGAGGCTTCATGCGCCTCTTCGGCTACCAGAAGGTCCACGGTCGCCAGGAACTCCATCGTCTGCGCGCGCACGCGGCGCTGGCGCTCTGCAGCCGGTGAGCGGTCGAACATCTCCGGCTCGGCCAAGCGCTGGGCGAGGGTCTGGACCATTCCCACATTGACGCAGTGATCCTGGAACATGATGGGCGACCATTCGCCGTCGCCGATCACGCCCACCTTGTAGCCGCTGTCCTGAAAGCCGCCCTTCATCTGGTGAAGCAGCAAGGCGCGTGTGGTGACGAACAGGGTGCGCCGGCCAATGCGGGCATGTGCCATACGGCAGATGCGTGACTTGCCGCCGCCGGTCGCAACGCGCGCGATCATAGCGCCGCGCTTGACCAGGCGGTCCACGGTCGCCGGCTGATAGTCGTACATCGGGTCGTACCCGAAGTCGTCGATCACCGGGCGCTCGGGTCCAAGTGGGGCGGGCAGGGGGCGGCAGACGCGCTGCACCTCGTAGCCCTTGGTGCGCAGCTCCTCAATCGCGATCTCGGCGAAGCCCGCCGGGAAGGTGTCGGTCGAGTAGGCGAAGAACGACTTGCGCCCATCCCAGCGTCCCGACTGGAACGCGTTCATGTGTTGATAGCCGTCCACCTGGTAGCTGGTCAGATTGGCGAGGATTCCACGCGCCTCTTCGTCTCCACCAACGATCTTCGCGATGGTCGCATTAAAGGCGATCTGGACGACGGGTTTCCTCATGGCGCTTGCCAAATGCTTATACCTCGACTACAATTCTTAGTCAAGGATGACAATTAAAGGATGACCCCTGAATTACTAGACCCCCGTAGCCTCAAAACCAACCCCTGGAACACGAACGCTGTGTCGCCGGCCAATCTGGTCAAGCTGCGCAAGAGCATCGAAGACCTGGGCTTTGTGACCGCAGTCGTGGTCCGCACCCTCGCGGATGGCTCGCTGCAAATCCTGGGCGGCCAGCACCGCACAGAAGTCGCTATCGACATGGGGCTCAAGAAAGTCCCCGTCCTCAATCTGGGCACCATCGACGACATCAAGGCCAAGAAGATCGGCCTCATCGACAACAGCCGCTATGGCACCGATGACGCGATTGCGTATGCCCGACTGCTGGAAGAAATCCAGGTGGACACGCCCGATCTGACCGCCTTCCTCCCGCTTCAAGCCGACGACCTGCAGGTAATCATGCGGGCAATCGACATCAACCTCGACGACCTGGAAGTGAAACCAGGCGGCGGCGACGAAGAAGACGAGGCGCCGAACGAGGGCCGCGCCGAACGCCCCATCCAGACACACGACACGCTGAAGTTCCGCGTGCCCGTCCGGGATGCCGAAGCGATCATTGCCCTCATCGAGAAGACCAAGAAGAGGGAATCGCTGTCCGGGTCCGACGACATGACACTCGCTGGCGAAGCGCTGGCGATTCTGCTCCTGGGAACCAAGAGCTAATGCCTCCCAAGAAGCTCACCGACGATCAGATCGCCGAACTGAAGTTCGATGACTGCCGCCTGTGCAAGTTCGTCCTCAACAAAAAGAAATGCCGTCCGTGCGGGGCAGGCGAGAACTTCGAGGGCGCAGACGAGCCCGATGATGTCGTGTCCCTGATGGGTCGGTTCGGATAACCCGATGTCTGACTTCGACGCCTCCAATATCTCGGTGGAGCAGTGGCCCATCGAGAAGCTGATCCCGTATGAGAAGAACCACAAGAAGCATCCCGACGCGCATGTGAAGGCGCTGGCCGCCTCCATCACGGAGTTCGGCGTCGAGCATCCCATTGCGGTCGAAGAAGACGGTACGATCATTTCCGGTCATGGCCGGCGCCTGGCTCTGTTGTCGCTGGAGCGCAAGTTCGCGCCCGTGCGCGTGTTCCGTGGCATCACCAAGGAACAGGCCGCCAAACTGCGCATCGCGGCCAACAAGACCACCTCGACTGACTATGACACCGACGTTCTGGCCGCCGAGCTGCGCAAGCTGACCGAAGACGGCGTGTCGCTGGACGGCATCGGCCTGAGCGACAAGGAAATGACCACGCTGATGAAGGACATCGGCGAGATCGACCTGGGTGCCATGTCCGAAGACATCACCGCCGACGTGGCCGTCCACGAAGAGAGCGTGCAGCAGGATGCGACCAAGGCCGATGGCGAAGCTGTGCGCCTCGACAAGGCGTTCGGCTTCAAAACAGTAAACGCCGACGAAGCTCGTATCCTGACGCGCTTCCTGGGTGTGCTGGAAGCGGAGCACGGCACGAAAGATAGTCGCGAAGCCTTCATGCTGCATATGAGCCAGGTGGTCGATGGCGCCTGAAGACGACAAGCCCAAGGTCATCAACATTTTCACCCGGGGCTCGCACGAAGCCCCGCCGGCACCGACCGAGGAGAAGGAGCCGGAGGTGGATGTCGAGGCCGTCAGCCGGCTTCAAGAGCTGCTGGGTCGCTTCGAGAAGGGCGAGCTGAAAGGCTTGGCCGTTGTCGTGGGCGTGCCCGATGATCGCGGCGCCATCCTCGACGCTGAATCCTGGGTCACCGTTACAGCGCACGAGCAATATCTGACGATCCTGGGCGCCCTCGCGATGATGAAGGACCAGATCATCGGCTGCGCGATACCCAACGTCATCCACGAAGACGACATGGACGAGGACGAATAATGCCCGTCTATGAGATCGACGTTCGCTTTTCCACCCGCACCGAGCGCGACGAGCGCGTGCTGAAGGTCGCCGAATCCTTCGGGCTTGGCCTGGAGGATCGCGAGTTCGTGGTCTTCGACAATTTCAAGATCGAGATCATCCCCGGTGATGTGGTCTACATCACCGGCCAGTCTGGGTCGGGCAAGTCCTCGCTTCTGCGGGAGCTTGCCCGGCTCATGCACAGCCAGACCGTCGCCAACCTGGACGACGTGCAGTTTCTCGATCAGCCCATCATCAGCCAGATCGGCAAGACGATGGAGGAGGCGACCAAGCTGCTGGCCCTGGCCGGCCTATCGGACGCCTATCTCTATGTGCGCAAGCCGACCGAGCTGTCGGACGGGCAGAAGTATCGCTTCCGCCTGGCGAAGCTGCTGGAGAGCTACGCCAATATCTGGGTGGCCGATGAGTTCGGCGCGGTCATGGACCGCGTGACCGCCCAGGTGGTGGCCGCCAACATGCAGAAGGTGGCCCGCAAGCACAACAAGACGCTGATCGTCGCCACCACGCACACCGACCTGATCGAGGCCCTGGCGCCGTCGCTGCTGGTCCGCAAGCGCTTCGGCGACAAGATTGAGGTTTCCCGCCATGAGCCTCAATGATGACTGGGAGATCACCCGTCCAACAGCGCCGTCCCGCCTCCCGTTCCTGAACGACATCTTCGTCGAGCGCGGCACGCGCGAGGACTGGGAGCTGCTGTCCGCGCTTCATTACAAGGCGCATGGCCTGACCCCGGGCGCCCACTATTTCAAGCTGACCCTGCACGGCGAGACCATCGGCGTGCTGATGATGGCGAGCCCTAAGCTTCTGCTAAAGGAGCGTCATGTGGCGTTCCCGATGATTAAGCCTGGGCATGACACCAAGATCAGCAACACGGCCCGCATGAAGTGGATCAATGCCAACATGAGCATCGTCGCGCGCCTGGTGGTGGACACCATGTATCGCGGCTGCGGCCTGGCCTACCGGTTTGCGAACCTGGCCTCGCGCATGGAGGGCAAGCGCTTCATCGAAATCCAGTCGGCTATGTCGAAATACAACCAGTTCGCCCAGAAGGCCGGCTTCAAGTTCGTGCCGCCCATGAAGTCGAACAAGCACGACGTGGGCCTGAAGTTCTTCCGCTCCACCTTCGAGAGCAACCCCAACGACCTGGAAGCGATCCTGCAAGAGCTGGACGCCCTGCCGGCGGGCGCGCGCGACAAGACCCTTGAAGCGTGCCGCACGATCTATCGCAAGCACTCCATGCTGGAGAACACCGGCAAGGGGCTGATCGAGACCAACGGCGTGAAATTCGCGGACAGCCGTGTCGCCCGGCTGCCGCCGCGTGAGCTGCTGTACCAGATGATCCAGATGTTCTTCGCCAGCCCGCTCTATGGCGTATACACCAACCCCGACCTGGGCCGCACAATTCCGGAGCGGCTGCCGATCACCGCCTTCGACAACCAAGCACCGCACGAGCCTTTGAAATGCGAAGCCTGACCTCCAAACAGATCGCCATCCTGACCGCCGTCGTGAAGATGAACACCGATGGCAGCTTCCTCGACTTCGACCAGTTGGTCGAAGCCCTGGGCAAGACCGAGGTCTATGAATACAAGGCGCCGTCCAAGGACGCGCTGGCCTTCTCGATCCGCTACATGATCGGCCACGGCCTGATCGAAAAGAAGGACACCGAGCGTCGTCGCGGTGCCGAGCGCCGGATCATCGCGCCCACCATGCTGGGGTATGCCGAATACAAAGAGCTGCAGAACCCCTGACCGCGTGTGCGGGCTGGTACGGGTGAGTACCGGAGGAGGGGTTCACATTGCCGCGTGAGTATGAAAAAGCTTGACACGACTCCCTCGCGCAGTGTTTAATATCTTTGAGCCGAGCCGATGCGAGGCGAGAAGATATTGAACACCAATAACTTCTACTCTTACAGATAATACTCTCCAATAAGATATAGACTTCGTGAGACGAGCTTTCGTGTCAAGCTTTTGACCGAGCCGCCCGGAGAACCCCACACGTCCGGAAGGGGCCACGCCGTCCACGGGGTCTGGCGGTGTTAGGCTTTGTTAGGAATTATTAGTCACCTGGTATTGATTTCCTAGGCGCGGTTTGGTATCCTGTTGTCTACTTAGACTTAGAGACAGGGCCGATCCGATGCGGCCCACCCCGGCGGGGACCTTCAAATGGTGGTGGTCCCCGCCGGCTTGAGCAAATGGAACCCGAGACGGCTGAAGCCGCACCCGCCGCAACGACGGCACCGAAGAAACACCTGACGCCCCAGGAATGGGAGCAGATCGTCATCCTGTGGGAGTCGGGCACCGTCACCCAGCAGGACCTTTCCGACCGGTTCGGAATTTCCAAGCCCGCAATCTCCGAAGGTTTGAACCGTCGCGGCGCCAGCAAGGGCCGGCGCTCCAAGGAGTTCGCCAAGGTCACCGAAGACGCCCTGAAGGGCGAGGCGCTGCGCATTGCGCAGGAGATCGGCGACTTCAAGAAAAAGTACCACACCTATGGCGATTTCATCATGCAGTCGGCCATCATCGAGCTGCAGGCTCTCCGGGCCAAGCCGCGCGCCGAGCGCACCAAGGAAGAGAACGCGCGCGTCTTCAGCGCCATCAAATACACCGCCGAGGTCTATGCCAACGTCCGGGACAACAAGTTCCACCTGTACGACCTCTACAACGACAACGACCAGGAAGGCGAGCTGCCCGACATTGGCGTGACTGAGTATTCGGCGGAAGAGCTGGAAGCGATCCAGAACAAGACCGAGATCACGCTGATGGACGAAAGCGACCCGCTGGTCGAGAACGCCATCGAAGAACTCTCAAAGATGGAAGATGTCGAGGCGAAGTAATGCGCCTCCGGCCTACAGCTCCGCTTTTGAACACGCATCTGCTGCGGCTGCATCCCAAGCAGCTCGTGGTGTTCCGCGACCGTTCCCGCTTCAAGGTGGTTGTCGCCGGTCGCCGCTGGGGTAAGACCTACCTCTCGCGCGCGGCCCTGGTCGCCGCAGCCGCGTCCAAGAAGAAAGCCAACATCTGGTACGTCGCGCCGACATACGGCATGGCGAAGGACATCATGTGGGCGGACCTGATCGACGCCATCCCGCCCCGGCTCATCAAGAAGAAAAACGAGACCAAGCTGGAAGTGCGCCTCATCAACGGCTCGCTGATCCAGCTAAAAGGCGCCGACAAGCCCGACACGCTGCGCGGTCGCGGTATCGACTTCGTGGTGCTGGACGAATACCAGGACTTTAAGGCCGGCACCTGGGAAGAGATCATCTATCCGACGCTGATGGACAAGGGTGGTCGCGCGCTCATCATCGGCACGCCCAAGGCGTTCAATTGCCTCTACGAGGTCTATCAGAAGGGTCAGGACATCGCCAACAAGGGCGAGTGGAACTCCTGGCAATTCCCGACCATCAGCTCGCCCTTCATCCCCAAGAAGGAAATCGAGCGCGCCCGCGCCAACCTGACCGAGAAGTCGTTCAAGCAGGAGTTTGAGGCCAGCTTCGAGTCCATGACGGGCCTGATCTATTACAACTTCAAGCGCCAGACCCACGTCCGCGCGCTGCCGCCCATCGACATGAACAAGCCGATCTATGCCGGCCAGGACTTCAACGTCGATCCCATGACCACGGTGCTGTTCCAGCTCTGGGAAGACCCGGCGTATCCGAAGCGCAGCATGGACCGCTTCGTGATCCACATCAAAGACGAGATTTTCCTCAAGTCGTCCAACGTGGTCGAGGTCTGCGACGAAATGGAAAAGCGCTACTGGCGCCACATCCGCGCGGGCAAATTCGCCCTCTACCCCGACCCGGCGGGCAACAACCGCAACCAGGGCTATGGCGAGACCAACTTCCAGATTTTCCGGGATCGCGGGATCAACAAGGTCTATGCGCGCCCCAAGCATCCGGCCAGGTCCGACCGCTACAACGCCGTGAACCTGATGCTGCAGGCCGCCAATGGCCGCATCCGCATGTTCGTAGACCCCAAGTGCAAGGAGACGATCAAGAGCTTCGAGCAGACCATCTACAAGGCCGGCACGTCCGACGTGGACAAGACCAAGGACAGCGAACACATCACCGACGCGCTCGGCTACCCGGTCGAGCTGCTGTTCCCCGTCCGCAAGGTCCAGATCATCGGCACGTCCATTTAGCCTTGCGTCTCACTCACGGGTGAGTTACAATGTACCAGCATCACCATGACCCCCGCAGCCGCTTTCAAACAGTTCGATAGGGCCGTCCGCAAGATGAGCCAGGACGATCTCAAGCAAATGCTTGAGCGTCGCCACCCGTTCTATGGGCGCTGCGCTCATTGGGACTTCCTGGAGGACACCTATGACGGTGGCCGCGATTGGTTCGACGAGAACATCTTCAAATTCTTCAAGGAAGGTGACGGGGAATACACCGACCGCGTGGCCCGCGCCTACCGCCCCAACCACACCCGCGAAGTGGTCGAGTTGGTCAACAAGTACCTCTTCAAGTCCGAGGTCGCCCGCAAGGAAGGCGACGCCCCCGATTACATCAAGAAATTCTGGGCCAACGCTACCCTGACGCGGGGCGACATCACCGACCTGATGCGCCTGATCTCGGGCAAGTCCTCGATCTTCGGCAAGCCCTGGTGCGTGGTGGATTCCACCGTGGCCGGCGCCGTAGCTACCAAGGCCGACGAGGCTGCCGGCGACGCCCGCGTCTACGCCTACACCCTAAAGCCCCAGGATGTCCTGGATATGGCGTTCGACAAGCAGGGCGACCTGGTGTGGCTGCTGCACGCTGAGACCAAGCGCGATGACGAAGACCCGCTGACCGCCTCCGGCGAAGTCCAGATCATGTGGCGTCTGTGGACGCGCAATCACTGGGCGCTGTTCGGGCTCAAGGTCACGCCCAAGAAGAAGGAATTTTATGTGGCCGCCACGGGCGCCCATGACCTGGGCGTGGTCCCGATCATCGGCTGCCCGCATGTCGTGTCCGACGATCTCTACTGGTCGCCGGGCCTGATCGACGACGTGGCCTATATGGACCGCGCCATCGCGAACTACCTGTCCAACATCGACGCCATCATCCAGGACCAGACCTTCAGTCAGCTCGTGATCCCGGCCCAGTCGCTCATGCCGGGCGAGGAGGGCGAGGACCAGATGAAGGAAATGGGCACCAAGCGCATCTTCACCTATGACGCCCAGGGCGGCATCGCGCCTGCCTTCATTGCCCCCGATCCGCGCCAGGCCGGCCTGATCCTGTCGATCATCAGCAAGATCGTCGGCGAGATTTACCAGACGGTCGGCATGTCGGGCGAGCGCACCAAGCAGGACAATGCCACCGGCATCGACAACAGCTCCGGCGTCGCCAAGGCGTATGACTTCGACCGCATGAACGCCATGCTGGCGGCCAAGGCCAAGAGCCTGGAGGTCATCGAGAACAAGCTGGTCGCCCTGGTGAGCCTCTACAATTCCGAGGGCGACCCCAACACCATCTTCACCGACCCGGACATGAAGCTGGTCACCTATCCGGCCAACTTCGACGTGCGCGGCCTTTACGATGAGTTCGAGATCGCATCGTCTCTCGCCATGATGGGCGCCCCCGACGAGGTGCGCCGCAAGCAGATGGAACAGCTCATCGACAAGCTGTTCCCGTCGCTGACCAAGAACGTCGTCGAAGAGATCAAGGCGAGCGTCAACAAAGATTGGCCGCCCGCCGACCCCACGCTCCAGTCCACCGGAGCGATGCCCCCGTTCAGTCCCAAGCCCGCAAAGCCCGCGCCCACCAAGGCCGGCACCGGGTCGGGGACGAACAACAAGCCTGCTCCCAAAACGAGCAAGCCCCAGAAGTAGCCTAAAGCCTGCCCGGGTCCGAGAGACTGTGACCCCAATAAAAACCCGCGCCGAGAGACTGGCAAAGGAAGACCAAAGTGCCCCCCGATGAACTGACCCCCGAAGCAATCGCTGCTGCGGAAGCTGAAGCCCAGCGCCAAGCCGACGAAGCCGCTGCTGCTGCCGCCAACAACAATAACGACGACGAAGCCGCCAAGGCTGCGGAGCTGGCAAAGCTGAAGAACCAGGCCGAAGCAGACGAAGCTCGCGAAGCCGAGCGCAAGGCTCTGGAAGCCCAGCGCGCAAAGCCCACCGATGCGGAAGCGTCGGCGCTGAAAGAAATCATGAAGTGGAAGGAGCGCGCCAAGAAGGCCGAGGAGCGCGCGGACCTCTTCAAGGACATCGACCCCAACAAGGCCAAGGCCGCCCTTGCCGCCCAGGCCGAAGCGGAGCGCAAGGAAATGGAAGCGCGCGGCGAATACGACCGCATCGTCGCCTCCATCACCGACCAGCACGCGAAGGAACTGTCGGCCCGCGACGAAGAGCTGACGCGCCTGCGCGCCGAGCTGGCCGAGAAGGATGAAGCCGGCAAGAAGAAAGACGTGGCGAACCAGTTCGCCAATTCCCACTTCGTGCGTGAGAACCTGACGATCTCGGGCGCCAAGGTCCAGGTCCTGTTCGGCGATCACTTCGACTTCGTGGGCGATGAGCTGGTCGGTTACGACAAGCCGCGCGGCGCTGCCGAGCGCACGCCGCTGGTGGACGGGCAGGGCAAGTACCTGCAGTTCGACGCGGCGCTGGAGAAGGTGGTCAAGGCCGATCCGGAGTTCGCGAACGTCGCGAAGTCCAAGATTCGCCCCGGCGCCGGCTCCGTCAACAGCGGCCTCAATCACGAGACCCCTGTGGTGCTGAATACCAGCAAGGACAAAATCCTCGCTGGCCTGGGTTCGATCAAGAAGTCTTCGGTGAAGCTTCGCGAATAGCCCAACCCGACAATAAATAACATTCACTGTTGACTGTCAAGGCGGATTCTCGTACAATAGTCACCAGTGAATAAGAATAAGAGGTCTAGGAGGACCCTACACGATGCCGCTGCTTCAGGCTGAAGCCGAAAAACTGTCCAACAACACCCTGGAGCAGGGCGTGATCGAAGAGATCATCGTCCGCGACGCGATGTTCGCGCTGTTGCCGTTCACGCGGATCAACTCCAAGGCTCTCGTCTACAACCGCGAAGCGACCCTGCCGGGCGCCGACTGGCTGTCGCCGGGCGATACCGTCAACGAAGAGGCCGCGACCTTCGAGGAAGTGGTCGCGAAGCTGCGCATCCTGGCGGGCGACGTTGACGTGGACAACTTCCTGCGCGAAACCATGAGCGACACCAACGACCAGTTGGCGACGCAGATCGCGGCGAAGTCGAAGGGTCTGAAGACCAAGTTCCACATCTGCCTGGCCCAGGGCGATGCGACCGCGAACGCCAAGCAGTTCGACGGCCTGCCGAACCTGGTCACCAGCGACCAGACCATCATCGCCGGCGCCAATGGCGCCCCGCTGACCCTGGCCCTGCTGGACCAGCTCAAGCACCAGGTCGTGCTGGGCGCCGATGCGTTCATCATGCGTGCGGGCACCGAGCGCGCCCTCAAGCAGTTGATGCGCGCTGCCGGCGGCACCACGCCCCCGATGATCCAGATTCCGAACTTCAACGGCGCCCCCGTGCTGGGCTTCGATGGCGTTCCCTGCATCATCAACGACTACCTGGCCGGCAACGAGACCCAGGGCTCGAACGCCAACACCTGCTCGATCTACGCCGTTCGCTTCAACGAGAACGACGGCCTGCACGGCCTGTACGGCGGCGACACTGCCGGCGTGCGCGTCGAGGAAGTCGGCACCGTGCAGAACAAGGACGCGCAGCGCATCCGCCTGAAGTGGTACGTCAGCCTGGCGCTGAAGTCCACGCTGTCCATCGCCCGCCTGAAGGGCATCACCAACATCTAATTTGCACTCATCCGTGAGTGTGATAAGATGAGCCAATCGGGGGCGAGGGAAACCTCGCCCCCTTTTGTTTGAACAAAGACCCCCAAGGGAAACCCATGCGAGTAATCATCACCGAGAAAGGCTTCGAGGGCTACACCGGCCCCCTGGGCATGTCGAACTTCACCAATGGCATCAGCGATGACCATCTGAGCGAGCACGAGCGGCTGCACCTGGGCGCGATCATGAATGTCGCTGAGTACGACGAAAAGGGCGACACCGATGGCGCCATCATCAACCCCGGCGTCAACTATGCCGAGACCTACCGCGTGAGCGCGCCCATCGTGGAGAAGGCCAAGACCCAAGCGGAGCTGAACGCCGAAGCCGCCCTGGCGGCGCCCGCCGCCGGCCCCGCGCAGGAAAGCGCTGACCAGGCGCAGACCACGGAAGCGACGACCCAGACCGAGTTGCCGGCGCTGCCCAAGTACACCCGCGAGGAGCTGGAGGTCATCGCCGACAAGGATGGCATCAAGGGCCTGCGCGCCATCAGCGACAAGCTGAACGTCAAGGACAGCTCCATCCCGGGCCTGATGGACAAGATCATCCAGGCCCAGTCCCCCAATCCCGAAATCCCTGGCGTCGCCGACGCCCCCGGGAAGTAAGCCATGATCCCGTCCTACCAGCCCAACACCGACATCATCGTGTCAGTCGATTACCCCATCGACGGCACCGCTCCGGTCGTGCCCACGCGCGTCGAGTATGAGGTGCTGGATCAGGACGGGGCCGTGCTCATCGCGCGCCGCGATGCGGTATCAGGCGAGCTGGCGGACAATGTGCTGTCGGTCGAAGTGGGCAATGCCCACAATGACCTTGCCGGCGCGCTTCGCGTCATGCGCAGCGTCCGCGCCTATTTCACGAAGGCCAGCGGGGCGATCCTGCCGGCGACCGTCCGCTATGTGGTGGAGGCCGCCGACCGCCTGATCGTGATGACAAACAGCTTCCAGACGCTCGACCAGGCTGCGCTGACCCGGATGGAAATGCCGGCACTCGACGGCTGGGACATGGCCGCCGAGGGCGAACAGATCGGCGCCATGGTCACCGCGTTCGACGCCATCTGCCGCATGACCTTCAAGTACCGCGTCTCGCAGGAGGCCATGGAATGGGACTCTGTGGCGGTCGATGAATTTGGACTTTACCGCTACGTCACCGACATGCGCTTGCGCGACATGGACGACTGGAACAGCTTCCCCGCCGACTTCCGCAAGGCGATGCAGCGCGCCCAGCTCTACGAGGCCAACACCAAGCTGGCCGGCGACCCCATTGGCGACAAGCGCGCCCTGGGCATCGTCTCCGAGAGCGTCGGCGAATCCAAGATGTTCTTCTCCAACAAGGCACCGCTGCGCCACCCGGTGGGCATGGACGCCTTGAATGTGCTCGCCCCTTACATCCACAGGAACAACCGTATCGGGAGGGGGTAATGCTGGACACCTTCAATGAAGCGACCTTGCGCGCGCAGGATCGCTACAGGGGCTTTCTGACCGGTCTCAGGGGCGCGCTCGCGGAAATCTCGACCACCGATGCGCGCGACATGCGCGCGCTTCTACAGCTTCGTCAGCGCGGTGCAGCCATGGCTGAGACCTACCTGCAGGCCGAGCACGATCTCTATCGCCAGGACCTCTACGCCGTGCAGTTGGCGGCGGACGCCGCCGCCCAGACCGATCTGACGGGGCAGGCGCAAGACGTGCCCTGGGACGACGCAGGCGACCTGACGGCGGATTGGTACATCCACGAGCTGGGTGCGCAGGCATGGCGCGACATCAACACGGTCGTCCACGCCCGCCGCCAGCAGGCGTTCGCCCCTGCCTTCACCTTCATGGATCGCCGTGGCCGCGTCTTCGGTGCAGATCAGCACATCGCCCAGATCGCCCGCCACGGGCTGGTCCTGTTTGGCGTGCAGACCTACGCCACGTCGGCTGCCGCCCTGGGCGCCAGCCAAGTCAGCGTGACCCACCCCGATCCCAGCCACAAGCACGCCGGCATGGCGGTCAACATCGAAGATTTGGAGGGCATCTTGTCCGAAGTGTTCCACCCCAACAGCCGAGCGTTTCTGAAAGCGGAGGCCGCCTAATGTTTATGCCCAACACAACCTGCAGCCTCTATATCCGCTCCGACGAGACCGACAATTTCGAGCGCTACACCTTCGCGCCCGTCGTCAAGGCGCGCTGCGCGGTGATCGACCTGGACATCACGGTCGAGAAGTCGAGCGTGCGCGCCGACACCTCCGGCTCGCGCGGCCAGGCCGACCAACAGCAGGGCAGTGCCATGCTCCTGTTCCCCAAGACCTCGACCATCAAGCTGGGCGACAAGCTGTTCATCGACGGCTTCTGGCTGGAGGTGACCAAGGTCTACCCCCGGCGCGCGGTCGTGGGCGGCATCGACCACATCGAAGTGACCTTCCGGAAGGCCGAGCCGGTGCCGTAATGGGCCTCAAGTGGAAGACCATGACCGCCCGCCAGCTCGCGGACGCCTTCGTTGACGCCGACGCCGCCGGCAAGGCCGCCGCCCTTGCGATGCTGGAACAGGAGACCGGCATCATGAAGGACATTTCGGTCAAGCAGGCGCCCAAGGACGACGGCGAGCTGGAAGACGCCCACAAGGTGGTCAAGCGCGCCAACGGGTCCGACAAGGTGACCTTCGACGTGGTGGTGGGCGGCACGGTCAACGGTGTGGACGTGGACGCCTATGCCATGCGCATCCATGAGGGCATCGGCTGGAGCAAGCTCGGGCCGAAGTCGCTGCTGAAGCAGGCCGGCCAGTCCGAGATCGTGGGCGAAAAGTTCCTCGAACGCGCCTTCGACGGGCGCATCAACAAAACCCTGACGAACATCTATGACGCGCTGACCAAGGGAGTGAAGCGATATGTTGGCTAACAGCCTGGTGGAAAAGCTGAAAACCCTGTCCCTGACGGGCAGCCCGGTCATCAAGACGGGCGCGCTCGCGGCCACCCATGAGATCGGCGTCCTGGTGAAGTCGCCGCTGGACGGCATGAAGGTCGATCCGGAAATGCCCGGCTATGTGACCGGCGCCATCCAGATCGTGGTGCGCCACAAAGACCCCATTGCCGGCGACGCCCTGGCGAAGGAGATCAGCACCAAGCTGACCGTGAAGGGCACCCCCATGCCCCTGACGGGCTACACCCTCAAGTGCTTCTACCCGATGTCGGAACCGATCATGTTCCCGCCCAATGACGCGGCGCTGTTCGAGTTCTCGGTCACATTCCAGTGCCACGCCACTTCGGGCTAGGCATTGTAATTCACGCGTGAGTGTGATACTATAGACGAAATCCCATAACGAAAGGCTCGTGCCCAAGAAGGACAAGAAATGACCGCGCTGACTGCCAATGTTGAAAATGTGAAGCTGGGCGCCTGCGACGTGAAGTGGGGCACCGATGATCTCGGCGTCACCAAGGGCGGCGTGCAGGTCACCATCAATACCCCGACGAAGGAAATTCAGGTCGATCAGTTCGGCCCGACCGCCGTCAACGAATACATCCAGGGCCGCAGCGTCATGGTCAAGGTCCCGATGGCCGAATCCGACCTGCAGAAGCTCGCGCTGGCGATCCCCAATGCCCAGCTCGTGACCGACGCCACCACCCCCTCCAAGATGAAGCTGGTCATCAACAACGACCAGGGCGTGAACCTGCGTTCGCTGGCGAAGAAGCTGGTGCTGCATCCCTCGGGCCTGGCCGCCGATTCCAAGAACGAAGACACCGTGATCCCGCTGGCGGCCCCGTCCGGCCAGATCGACTACGCCTACTCGTTCGACAATGAACGCGTCTACAACGTGACGTTCAAGGGCTACCCGGACAACACGACCGGCGAAATCGCGGTCCTGGGCGACGAGAGCGCCGCTGCCGCCTAACCAATAAGGGCGGGCTGCCATGCACGGCCCGCCCAACCCTCTACCCCCACGCGTAGAGACCCTGGGGGAGACGGAAGTCTCCCCCATTTCTTTTCCACCAAAACCAGAAAGGTCCCCGACACCCCACCACCATGACGAAAGTCCTCAATCTCGACGAAATCGAAACCACGTCCGACCGCTCCATCATCCTCAATAAGGCCAGTCACGCCTTCCAGCCCTACACCGTGGGCGCCTTCATCGAACAGATGAAAGCCATGGAGGAGTTCGGCAAGCGAACCGACGTGACCACCTCCGAATATCTGGAACACATGGTCGCCACCATCCACGGCGCGTTCCCCACGGCGCCGCTCGCCGAGCTGAAGGAACTGAGCATGGAGAAGATCAAGCTCATTTCCGACTTCGTGAAGGGCGACCTGCACAAGGAAGCCGTCGCCGGCCTGGAAACTGCTGATGCGCCGGCTGCGGAAGCCGCAAAAAACGGGGAGGGGGAGTCGAGCTAACCGCTCTCGACTTTCCCTACTACATCGCGCGGGTCTGCCGGTTCTACAGCATGTCGTTTCGCGACGTGATGGAAATGCCGCTTCGCACCTTCTGGTGTTTCAACGCCAACGTGCTGCGGCTGCGGGCTGAAGAAAACATCCACGCCATCGAACTGTTCCTCATGGGCGGCTTCGGTGTGACAGAGGAAATGGTGACGGGCCTGCGCAACCGCCTGTCCGAACAAATGAAGGAACCGATCAAGGCGCAACACACGGCGCCGAAACTCACGCCAGAAGACAACCTGGCTCAACACAGAGAGGGCTTCGCAAAGCTGCGAGACATCCTCAACCGGAAATAAGAGACCCCAATGGCCGTCCGGCAGCTTTCCCTAGAACTCGATCTCGATAGCGGCAAGTTCACCGCGTCGATGAAGAACGCTGCCGGCGAAACCACGCGCTTCGCCCAGACGGTCGATCAGGCGTCCGCCAGCATCAAGAAGATCGAGAACGCCGTCACGAGCCCGATGGCCCGGCTGCGAGACTTCACCATCGTCTTCGGCGGACTGCGCGATGTCGTGGAGACCGTCAACACCATGTTCCTTGGCTGGGCCGAGAGCATGATCCTGTCGTCGGCGCAGATCGAGCGCACCACCAAGATGCTGGAGGGTATGTCCAACGCCATGGACGACCTGGGCAAGAAGACGGAAGCCTCCAAGGAAATGGGCTACCTCTTCGACCTGGCGAAGAGTGCGCCGTTCTCGCTGCACGCGCTGACGGACAGCTTCGTAAAGCTGAAGTCCGCCGGCCTGGACCCGATGGACGGCACGCTGCACGGCATCATCGAAGCGGTGTCGCGCTTCGGCGGCTCCGACCAGTCGCTTGAACGAGCGACACTCGCGATCCAGCAGATGGCCGGTAAGGGCGTCGTGTCCATGGAAGAGCTGCGTCGCCAGTTGGGCGAAGCGGTCCCGACCGCCATCAACATGATGGCCCAGGGCATGGGCATGTCCTATGCCGACCTGACCAAAGCGATCTCCTCGGGCACCGTGGAATCCAAGACCGCCATCGAGAAGATGGTGGCGATGTTTAACCTGGCTTACGGCGGCAGCGCCCAGGCCCAGATGGACACCTTCGCCGGCAAGATGGCCCGTCTCAAGACCGGTTGGATCGAGCTGGCGAACGCCGTCGTGGGTCTCAACAAGCAGGGCGACACCGTTGACGGAAGCTTCTTCGCCGAGGTGAAGAAGGGTCTGGACGGCCTCACCACTGCGTTGCAGAGCCCGGAGTTCAAACAGTTCGGCGTCGAAGTCGGCCACTTCCTGGCCGGCGCCACCGAGAACCTGATCCGCTTCGTGGACGGGGTGGGCAAGCTCGCGGGCGCCATGCCGATCCTGTCTCTCTTCAAGGACGCCCTGGTCGCCCTGGCCGTCGTGCTGGCCTATGACCTGGCCGGCGCCGCCATCAACGCTGTCGTCTCCGGCGTCAAGAAGCTGTCCGACACCTTCGGCACGGCCACCACCGCCGTAACCGAGTTCATGCAGTTCATCCAGGCCCGCAACGCGCTGATGCGCGAAGCCACCACGGTCCAGGAAATGGAAACGCTGGCGGTGATGACCGGCGCGGAATCGCTGAAGCTGTTTGGCGTCGCAACCCTGTCGGTGATCCCGGTGATCGGCATCATCGGCGTGGCGATCTATACCCTGGCCGACCAGTTCGGCTTCTTCACCAACAAGGTGCAGGAGGGCCAGCAGGCACTCAAGGATTTTGCGCAGACCGGCTTCACCACTGAAGGCAAGCTGAAGGACATGAAGGTCGCCAGTGACAAGCTGGCACTGACCGTCTCGGACCTGCGCAAGCAGTTGAGCGACGGCGGCTTCTGGGGGCTGGACGGTGACTTCCACGCCTTCACGCCCCAGCAGCGTGCCGAAATCCAGAAGCAGTACGACACCGCCCTGAAGGCGCAGCAGGACTTCAACTCGAAGTACAAGCAGGCCCAGGACACGTTCAACAGTCAGAACGCCGAGAACGAAGGCAAGGTCTCGGCCAGCCTGAAGGCGCGCGCCGCCGGCATCGACGCCGGCTATTCCGACATCAAGAACATCATGAACAAGTACGACACCTGGTGGAAGGCCCAAAAGGATGCGGGCGCCTCCAAGGAAGTGTTGGACGCTGAACGCCTGCGCGTGGGCAACCAGGTCAAGGGTATCGCCGAGGGTATCAACAGCGGCTTGAACAAGCTGATCGCCGCCGACAACAAGGCACTCTCGACCCTCAAGAAGGGCACCGCAGACTACCAGAAGGTGTTGGCCGACCGCGACGCGCTGATCGACAAGCAGAAGGCCGACACCAGCCTGCATGACGCCGCCGCGCTGCTGGAGGACAACAAGTTCGTCAACGGCAAGGGTAAGGACGGCAAGATGGACGCCGCCACCCAGATGCTCGTGCAGATGAAGGAGAAGGCCGCCCAGCTTTCCGCCCAGTTGGCGGAAGGTGCGG